GTAATGTCCCTCCTTCTCACGCTCATAGTGCTACAGTAGAAGAATATAATGGCGCTTCCTGGACAACTGCAACTGCATATCCTACTGGTATTAAAATGGCTGCAGCGTGTGGAATACAAACTGATGGTTTAGTATTTTCTGGAAACACTCCTCCAAATAGCGTAACAGGATTAACTTTAGGATATGATGGAACATCATGGTCAACAAGACCTTCAATGGCAACTGCAAGACAAGCAGGAGCAGGAGCAGGGACTTCAACAGCTGCTCTTATGTCAGCTGGATCTAATGTTGGTGGAACATCTTTAACAACAACAGAGGAATTTACTGGTGATACAACAGCATTAAACGTTAAAACAATTACTACTAGTTGATAATGATTAAAATTAAGTATATAATAATATAAAAGGAGAAAAACTATGGCACATTTTATTTATGGAGTTGCTGAAAACACAGGAAAAGGGTTTTTTACTGCAGAAGACAGAAGAAAATTTTTTCTTAGAGGTTATCCTGCTAATGTTTGGATGGTTGGAAACACTGTTGAAGGTGCGATGTGGTTAGCCGAAAAAGGCGCTGCTGAAAAAACCAAAGCAGAAGCACAAGCTGTAATAGATGCAGAAATAACTGCAGCTCAAAACGCTTGGGATGCTTTACCTGATGAAGAAAAAGCACCAGCAAACCCTCTTAATACAAGACCTGTTGATGTAATTCTCCCATAAAGGATTTTTAAATGACAGACTATGCAGGTATCAAAGGTACAAGAGTTAAATATTTAACTACAGATCCTACTTTAACTTCAGACTATGAAGGGCAGGTTTGGTACAACTCGACCACAGGTGTTAATAAAGCAGTAGTTCAGATTAAAGCATTTTCTTCTGGAGGTGCTTTACCAGCTACTAGATCTGGATCAGGTGGATGTGGAACTCAAGGAGCAGCATTAAATGTAGGTGGAGAAGATGGAGCTAATCTTTTTAATACTACAGAAGAATATAATGGTTTTACTTGGTCAGCTGGTGGAGCTTTAAATGATGGTCCAGGAAGTTTTTTTAATCCTATTGCAGGAATTCAAACTGCAGCTGTAAGAGTTGGAGGTATTTTAGCACCTTTTCCAACTTTAACAAATGCAGTAGAAAATTATAACGGAACATCTTGGACAACAGGAACAGATATACCTGCAAATAATAATCACGGAAATTTAGCAGGAACACAAACAGCTGCAATTTTAGCAGGAGGAGATCCTGGTGCTGTTTCAACAACTCTTTCTTGGAATGGATCATCTTGGACTGCAGTTAACTCTTTAGTAGAAGGAAAAGCTAATGGAGCTGTAGCTGGACTTTCATCAGCAATGTTGGCTTCAGGAGGATCAGACGGAACTCCTGGAACTGGAGGTTTTACTGATAATGTTCAATCTTGGGATGGAACTAATTGGTCTACTAGTCAAAATTTACCAGCAGCTAAAACTAATTTAAGAGGATGGGGAACTAACACAGACGCAATCGTAGTAGGTGGAAGAACAAGAGCACCTGCTGCTTCAGCTACATCTGAACAATATGATGGAACTGGTTGGACTGCTTCAGCAAGTTTAGGAAGTGCAGCATATTTAGGAAGTACTGCTGGAGGAACATCAGGATCACAATTAGGAATTTACGCAGGAGGTGGAAGAGTAAATGCATCTACCCCGACAGAAGAATATAGATCTCATATATTTGTAACTACAAAAGCAGCCTGGGCATCAGGAAATAATTTAAATCAAGCTAGAAAAGAATTAGGTGGTGCAGGAACACAAACAGCTGCAATTGCTTTTGGAGGATCTAATCCAGGTGGAACTGCTGTTAATAATTCTGAAGAATATGATGGCTCGTCTTGGTCTGAAGGTAATGATTTAAATACAGCAAGAAGAACAATTCAAGGTTTTGGAACTCAAACAGCTGCAGTTGCTGTGGGTGGTTTTCAAAACCCTAGTGGAGGTTACCATTCTGTAGAAGAATATAATGGTGCATCTTGGACAGCAAATTCAGCTCCTGGAGAATTGGGAACAGGTAGATACGGAGCGGCATGTGCAGGAATAGAATCAGCTGGTCTTGTGTTTGGTGGATCTGATGTTACTCCAGGTTTTTTAAATCAAACAGAAGAATATAATGGATCAGCTTTTGCAGAACAAAATAATTTAAATACTGCTAGAAGAGGTTTGGGTGGAGCAGGAACTCAAACATCAGCTATAGCGTTTGGTGGAGATGAACCAGGTGCTAGCAATAAATCAGAAGAGTATAATGGTGCATCTTGGACAGCTGGTCCAACATTAAGTATTGCAAGAGACAATGTAGCCGGAGCAGGAGCAACAAGTGATTCAGCATTAGCTTTTGGTGGAACTACAACTGGAAATAATTCTGGAGAAACAACAGCAACAGAATTATATAATGGAACAGTTTGGGCTTCATCTGCTCCTTTAGCAACAGCTCGTTATTATTTAGCAGGTTGTGGAACAACCAGTGCTGCCTTAGCTTTTGGTGGAAATCCTGGTCCTGGAACAACAAATGCAACAGAAGAATTTACAGGTGAAGTTCAAACAATTACAGGTTCAACGTTGACAACTAGTTAGTAATCGTTATATTAGAAAGTATCGAAAGGATTATTATGACAGAAAAAAGAAATATACATGCACTTATAGAAAAAGAAGCACCAAGCTTAAATAACTTATTAGATCCAGAAGATGTAAAAGAGTTTAAGGCTATGACATCTGAACTTAGAGATACTTGGACTAAGAAACAAGTTTTTAGAACAGAAACAGAAATGAGGATGTCTGTATTACAGGATGCAAAATATCCAACAAAAGCTTCAAAGTATTGGCAGTGTGTTAGAGAACAAAACGTATTCTTAGAAAATTTAATGAGTTTATCATTTGATTGTAGACGTAAAGAATCAAAAATTAAATGGTTAGAAAAAAAGTTAGAAACAGAGCAAGACGAATACAAATTAGAAAAGTATAAAATAGATTTAGATGAAGAACGATATGGTTTAGCTAATATGCAATTAGTGGCTCGTGATAGAATGAGAGAAATCAAATTGTGGTCTACATTAAAAAAAGAATTTGATGATGGATCGTTTGATACTAAAGATGTTAATAGACACCAATTAGACTCGTATCATTTAATAATGAAAAACAAAGCAGAAACCTTGACCCAAGGATCAAGTCAACCTGAAGTGTTTAATGTGTTAGGACAATTACAAACAATAGAAAGAGTTAAAAAATCAGGAGAAATGATTTACAACAAGAAAGAACAATTGACTAATGACCTCGGAGCAAAAGACAAGTAAAAAACTTTTTTTCTTAGTTGCAATGCCAAGGTCAGGTAATACCTTGTTTGCTTCTGTAATGAATCAAAACCCTGAGATAGCCGCTACTGCAAACTCTATTACGTTAGAGATAATGAAAGATTTGTTTTTGTTAAAAAAAACAGATGTATTTCAAAACTTTCCCGATCATAAATCTTTAGATAATGTATTGAACGTAGTGTACGATAATTATTACAAAGATTGGCCACAAAGATTAATTATAGATAGAGGTCCTGTAATGACACCACCTAATTTAAATTTAATGCAAAAACATTTTAAAAGACCTTTTAAATGTATTGTATTGCTTAGAGATCTAATGGATGTGTTAGCAAGTTATATGCAATGGTATACAGAAAATCATGATGCATTTCCTAATAAATATAATCATAAAAATGATGAAGAAAAATTATTAGCGTTAATGAATAAAGATGGAGCTATTGCAAAAGAGTTAGAAGCAATTAAAAACTCACATAATTATCCTGGCATGTGTCACTACGTAAAATACGATGACATTGTAACAAACCCAGAAAAAGAATTTAAAAAAATATATGAGTTTATAGATGAGCCTTATTTTAATCATAGGTTTGATAATTTAGATCAAGTATCTGTAAATGGTCTATCTTATGATGACAAAATAGTTGGTAGCAATATGCATAAACTATTTGATGGTCCTATTAGAAAAGTGTATAACCCTTACATAGAAAAAATTCCAGAAAGAATAAGAGAAAAATATGAACACATCCGATTTTAATTTTATATTTTTAGGTCAATCAGTATTACGTTATAAAGTGCCTGTTGATGTGTTTGATATTATTAATCATATTTATGAAACAAAATACCCTGAATTAAAACCTGCAAACAAACAATTAATTGGTAAAATTGAAAAAGAACATAGTTTATTTTTTAATGGTGAAGATAATTCTAAAATGACAAGACATAATCTGTTACCGCAAAATGTATTGCAGTGGTTCGAATCAAAGTTTAAACATTATTTAAATTGGAATAAAGTTAAAAAATATAATTTACATTTAAATTCTATTTGGGTTAACACAATGTTTCAACATGAATATAACCCAGTGCACGTGCATCAAGGATCATTATTTACAGGTTTATCTTCTGTTATGATTTTAAAATTACCAGAGTCTTATGGAGTAGAATATTCTGCAGCAGATGCACCGCAAAATGGTAGACTACAAATATTAGGTTCAGCTTCAGGTATGTTTGCAAATGTAGATTATCAACCAGATATTAAAGAAAGAGATTTTTTTGTATTTCCATATGATATGAGACATTGTGTATATCCTTTTAACGGACCGGGATACAGAAGAACATTAGCGGCAAATATGGATGTTGAATACAATCCAATTCAAAACAGAGGAGTATCATAATGTATGAAAATAAAATAATAACAGAACCTAAATGGAAGAGTTGGATAGTTCAAACAACTAGTCCGTTATTTACACCAGATCAATGTAGACAAATTATTGCATCAGGTCGATCACAAAAACCACAACAAGCTCAAGTAGGCATGGGTAAACCTGGTGGAGGAACTGATACAAAAAAAAGAGTAACAACAATTAGCTGGATACCATTTAAAGAAATGAGTCACATGTATGAAGATTTAAATTCTTTTATACAAAAAGCAAACGAAAATCATTTTGGTTTTGGAGATATCAAAGTAACAGAACAAGCGCAATTTACAGAATACCCTGAAGGAGGGTTTTATGATTGGCATATGGATTGTGATGTAAACATGGCTCACGAACCACCTGTTAGAAAAATATCAATGACATTATTATTAAACGATCCTTCAGAGTTTGAAGGAGGACATTTAGAACTTATGGCACCAGGTAAGTTTGCAGAACTTAAACAAGGTCACGCAATTATATTTGCATCTTTTTTAAACCATAGAGTTCAACCTGTAACAAAAGGTGTTAGACAATCTCTTGTTGTTTGGTTTGGAGGTAAACCTCTTAGATGATAATTGAAGGTTTTTTTCCTACTTTAATATACGCTAAAGATGTAAACCTAGATAATAGGACTTTTGAAAAAGAAATTATTGAATGGTCTAAGAAAGATAAAGGTGTTAAAAAAACAAATGTAAATGGTTGGCACAGTGAAACTAATATGCATGAATTACCACAGTTTAAATCTTTAATAGACGAACTTTATAAAATGCAATTTGATATGTTTAAAGAAGAGTGGTTAGACAGAAAACCTAGGTTAGGTAATATGTGGGCTAATATAAATTATCAAGGAGGATATAATAGACCACACGTTCACCCTAATAGTTTATTTAGTGGTGTGTATTATGTAAAAGCATCTAATGGTTGTGGTAATTTAGTTTGTAATGATCCAAGACCAGGAATACAAACAGTTATGCCTTCAAGAAAAAATGGACAACCTCCAAAACATTTGTGGAGAGAAGTACATTTAGAACCTAAAGAAGGTAGAATAATTATGTTTCCTGCTTGGCTTTGGCACGGTGTTGAACCTAATGAGTCAAATGACATAAGAATATCTGTAAGTTTTAATTTTATACAAGAAGGTTTTTAATGACTGGTTTAGTCTATAAAGAATTACCTGTAGAAGATATAACTCATCTATTTAGAGCTGAGTTTACTAATGGTCAAGAACAAAAGTTTTATGATGCTTTACTTACTTCGGTAGAAAAATTTGGAATAAGAGACCCTGTTTATATAAGACAATTAGAAGACGATACTTTAAAAATTATAGTAGGTAATAATAGAATGGTTATTGCAAAACAATTAAAATTAAAAACTATAAAAGCAATTATAGAATTACATGATCCTAACAATAACAATATAAATGGTAAACCTATTAACAATGAACAAGAGATAATTGATTTATTTTATAGTAAAGAAGGTTTAGAAATAAAAAAAAAGAAAGGTGTTATATGTGAAGTAATGCCTAGAAATAGACAGAAACTTGGAAAAATTTAATAAATACCACGTAATCAAAAACGCACTCAACGTTGAGTTAGCTAATTTTATATTTAATTATTTTTTACTTAAACGTGATGCAGTAGATTTTATGTATAAAAACAACATTACTTATGACAATGGCACACTTGGAACTTGGACTGATAAACAAATTCCTAATACTTACTCTCATTATGGAGATCATGTAATGGAGACTCTATTGGTCAAGATGCTTCCGATCATGGCTCACGAAACAGGGTTAGATTTAGTACCAACATATTCTTACGCAAGGTTATATAAACAAGGTGATGAATTAAGAAGACATAAAGATAGACCTAGTTGTGAAATATCTACCACATTAAATTTAGGTGGAGATCCCTGGCCTATATTTATTGATGGTACAGGGGCTGACAGCGTCATAGACGAGTATAAGAACATACATAAGCCCAATGCTCCACAAGGTACAAAAGTCTTGCTTGAAGTAGGCGATATGCTAGTATATAGTGGCTGCGAACTTGAACATTGGCGAGAGCCTTTTGCAGGACAAATATGTGGACAAGTGTTTTTACACTACAACCATAGAAACGGTCCTTTTGCAGAAAAAAACAAGTTTGACAAACGTCCAATGTTGGGTCTTCCTTCATGGGTAAAGATGTAATATAATGAGGTTATATGCTACAAAAAATAGGTTTTCAGCCAGGTATAAACAAACAGATTACTCCTACAGGTGCAGAAGGTCAATGGACCGACTGTGATAATGTACGTTTTAGATATGGCACACCTGAAAAGATAGGTGGTTGGAAACAATTAGGAGGTAGTAATCTTACAGGTGCAGGAAGAGGACTACATCATTTCGTAAATAGTTTAGCTAGAAAATACGCAATCATTGGTACAAACAGAATTTTATATGCATTCTCTGGAGGTGTGTATTATGACATACACCCAATTAAATCTACAAACACGCTTACAAATGCATTCAGCACGACTAACGGATCACCAACTGTTACAATAACTTTCAGTGGTGCTCACAACATATCAGCACAAGATATAATATTATTAGATAATTTTTCTGCAATTACCAATTCTAATTTTGCAGCTGCAGATTTTAACGATAAAAAATTTATGGTGACAACTGTACCTACCAGTAACACTATAACAATTACAATGGCTTCAAACGAATCAGGATCTGGTGCAACTACATCTGGTGGTGTAAGAGTTCAACATTACTATCCAGTAGGACCTGCTGTACAAGCAAAAGGATTTGGTTGGTCATTAGGAGCATGGGGTGGACAAGTTGCTGGAGAACCTACAACTACATTACAAAACGGTATTAACAGTGCTGTAACTACAGGTATTATATTAGTAGACGCTTCTCAGTTTCCAACTGCAGGTACAAACTTTTTAAAAATAAATGATGAAGAAATATCTTATACAGGTATAGCTGCAACCAACGAACTTACAGGTGTAACTAGAGGTGTAGGTGGAACAACTGCAGCTGCACATAATGGAGGAGATACAATAACTAGTACAACTAATTTTATTGGTTGGGGTGAAGCAGCATCAGGTGACTTAGTTCTTGAACCTGGTATGTGGTCACTAGATAATTTTGGTGATAAAGCGATTTGTTTAATTCATGACAGTGCATGTTTTGAATGGAATTCTGCAGCAACAGATGCAACTGCAAATAGAGCAACTATTATAACTGGTGCACCAACAGCATC